GACTGTGGCGGGGGGTTTGCTAGTCGTATCGACTATCAAACCTTCCAACCATCAGCTGTCAGACGAGTTCTTCAACTCATGGATCGCGTTGCTGCTTTCCTCGTTCCCAGAGAGTTCATCTCCTGGGAGCAGCACAAACCAAGGCACGGACCTGGATCGGTCTCAGACCTCAGGAGGGGAGATGACAAGTATCATTTCCCCTCTTGGCCGAAGTGTTTATCTTCGGTGTTTCCCAGCAACGGATGGGCTTCTCACGTGCACAGTTGTGCAGAAGAGTCCCTACCTACTAGCTGGGGAAGCGACCCGCGTAGCAAGCTAATATGTGTCCCAAAGACACTTAGCAAACCACGTGTAATCGCGTCTGAACCAACTGCCATGCAATACTGCCAACAAGCAGTTAAGCATGCCTTGTACCATCATATGTCGCAAGTAGCGAAGAGTATGATCTCGGTTAAGAACCAAGAGTACTCACGTATGATGGCCTTAGCTGGTTCCCTCACGGGATCCGGCGAAGGTGGGCTCGGTACAGTTGACTTGTCATCTGCATCGGACCTGCTCTCATGCAACGTTGTATCAAATATGTTCAGATCGAACATACAGATACTCGAGGCACTACGAGCTACAAGGACTCCCCAATGTGACGTAAATGGCGAGATCGTAGATCTCAACAAATTCGCCGCTATGGGAAGTGCATGCACATTTCCAGTTCAATCCCTCGTATATGCTTGTGCAGCACTTAGTGTTGTACTGCACGAAGAGGGTGTAAAACCGGAAGATCACATCACCGACCAGTTACTACTCAAAGTAATTGGCACGGGTCGTGATAAGTGCATCCAGGTTTATGGGGACGATATCATTGTTCCCCATAAATGCGTTGTCAACCTTACCCTAGTTCTTGAAACCCTTGGGTTCAAGATTAACTCGGACAAAACGTTCTACCGAGGATTCTTTCGAGAATCCTGTGGGATGGACGCCTATAGAGGGGTAGAAGTTACACCTCTTTATGTCAGAGAGTTAGGTAAGGTCGGCGAGGCTGAAGTGGCAACTGTAGTTGAGACCGCAAACAATGCGTATCTCAAAGGGTTTTGGTATCTAGCGGACGCTATGCGCCGTCAAATACCGAAGTCCCTTAACCGGTACATTCCGGTTTCGTCACTGCCACTTCCGAGTCTCCGGTATGTCGCATTCCAGGAAGGCATCGTATATTTCTCCAAGAAAGAGAAATATAACAACAGACTCCAACACCAGATGGTGAAAGGGTTTGTTGTGCGAGCCAAACGGCGTGTAGCATATCGGAACGACTGGTATGACCTCCTTCAATGGTTCATTGAAGGGTCCAGGGACTCTCACGAGTCGCTGGACTACATGGATCCCGTCATGAGTATGACGGGTCATGCTGGTCGTAACCGGATCTCTTACGGGATCCGGTGGGTGAGGA